GTAAACATCCACGCCATATAACCTAAATAGATCGCTTATTTTAAACTCTTTTTCCTTGGCATCATTATCAAGGGCAATATACACCTTATCGCAGTTAGCTATAATCTTTTGAAAAATATAGCTATTTTCGCGTAGTGTAGAGCCAAGCAGTGGAATGGCGTTTCCTGCCACGATTGCATCGAAGACGCCTTCAACAATTGTGATGTCTTTGTTCCAATCCAAGTATAGTTCATTAAAGATAAAATCTCTTTCTGCTGGTGGATTCTTGTATCGTTGCCACGTGCCTGGTGTATATGAGCGAGCAATAAAATAGTTTAATTCTCCTTCCAGATCAAAGGATGGAATAATAATTCTTTTATCATATTCTCCATCTGGGCAATATCCTATCTTCCACCAAACCAGATCGTCCCTGGTCAATCCACGACTCTTGAGATATTGGCGAACCGTAATTGATAGTGGGCTTACTTTTTTGGAAGTTAAGCTAATAAATTCTTCTGGTAACTTAACAACAATGTTTTCTTCTTCTGTTTCGTCAACTTCAGAAAAATCAACAACACCAGTTAGAGTTCTCCACTGACTTTTAGAATCTCGGTTTCCATAAGAATAAACAAGGCGGCTAATGTCTTTGCCCACATAATCACAAATCCAACATTTAAAAACATTCTTATCGAAATTTAAAGAAAGTTTTCGTTTATGATGTTTGCACTTTGGGCAGTGAAAAAGAAACTCATCTTTTGATTTAAAAAAGGATCCGAGGAATTCCTTAATTATTTTGAGTTTTCGGTCAGACATACTAAGCCTGCCCTGGCCATAACAAGTGCGTCTGCACGATCATAATATTGTGGTTTTGGATTTCCATGCTTTGTATATTCAACAGTATATCCGAATTGAGGCTCATTGTCAATCATAAATTTAAAAACCTGTTCCTTGGCTTTCGTCCCTCGTTTAATGGTAATCCCGCACTTCTTTCTAGCTGAAATTGCTGGGATAAATTGTGGTTGAATTCCAAATTCTTCAAAACACATCCAAGAGGTAATACCATTAAACTTAATTAATGTTGAGATTGTATGAGAAGATGATTTACCCATCATAAACATATTGAGAGCTGGCTCGATGAAAATGTGATCAATTGGATAATCAATTTCTTTAAGCTTTTCCTTAATAAATAATGATTTTGAAAACATGTCTGGAAAATGGTTTTTGTTGCGCATGTCCCAACTTCCGACTTCTTGTAGCTTTCCCTCTAAATTAATGATGGCATAGCCAGTTATAGAAGTAGAAATATCAAGTCCGAGGATCATGTATCACTTATTTTTTCAAAACCGTTGTCTCGTTGGATTCCCAAACCTTTAATGGAATTAAGTCTTGGCTTTAATTGTCTGTGATAGTATGAATTAGAATCCGCCGCAGTAGGAAGAATAAAACGAATAATATATTCGCCCACGAAAGAAGCCTTAGACGTTGATACTTCCCTCTCGCGATATACTGTTGTTACTTCAGGAATCGCTCGAATCTCATTCATAACCTCAGTTCGATCAATTGGTTTTGATTGGTCAATAGATAAAAAAAGAACAGCCTCATAAATGTCATGAGCCTTCTTGTCTTTCTCAAGCAAAAATTTTCTCCATTTTTTAAATTCTTTTTTCATTACCATAAATAGACTTACATTATATCAAAAATCCACTTTTAATTTAAATGTAATATTGTCATTCTCTCTTTTCCTAACAGGATTTGCCATTTTCGCAATTGCAATTAAATTCTTTGACTCATCATAAATCCCGACATAGTTTATAAAGGTTGTTTTTTGGAAAGTTGCCTGGGTGTCAGAAAAAGAACTGCTCACCACATTTACTATAGAACTTTCTCTTTCTCGAAAAGATGCGCCACCAGATATATAATTTGTAAAATTTGTTTGAGCATCGTATTTCTTATACGTTGGGTTGTTAGAGTGGTTAAGCTCTCCCTTACCAGCTGCGGCGAACATTGTCATCGTTGGGACATAATGGGTTCCGCTGAAATTCAGAGCAAAACTTGAACCAGTCAGCCCATTTCTCATGGTTGCGAAATCAATCCATCGTGGGGCTGCTGCACCGTCGCCAGTATAATCTTCGGTGTGAGACGCAAGACCCCAACTTCCAGTAAGGATGATGAATCCTTCATTGTACATAACAATGCCACCAACAGTTCCTGCGCCAGCGCCGGACCCAGATGCAACTTGTTTGAGTTGACCGTTTCGTGTGTTATCTTTTAATTCTGCAACCTCAGTGCCCGAGACATAAAACTTTAATGAAACCGTTCCTTTCTGGATGGAAGAGCCATAGAAGATTGATGGAATGCTTATGAGCCGCAACTCTTGAGAACTTTTGTCGCCAAGGCTTGAGCTATAAGAATAATCATAATTTAATATCTCATAAGAATTCAGAGCATTTCTTAGCGCATTTATCTTTGGTCTTGCTGCGCCTTCCGCATAACGTGTGGAAGTAATGCTCGCAGACAAAGGATAACTTCCTGTGATTTTCTCTCCATAGGCGAAGTCACTATTGAACTTTGATGTACCTACCGTGCTAAAGGATGCTAAACTTCCATCTTTAGTGACATAAGGATATATTAAATTATCTGATTTTCGATCAACGTTTAATTCGTATAAACTAATATAACCAGAAGGAACAAGCGTAACATTGGAAGTGTGCGAACCTGTGGTGTTTCCTTTGTTGTTATAAAAGAGTTGATTATCGTAAATGATAAAATTTGACTGAGGGTGTGTCTTCAGTTGGTTGTATAAAATATCATTTGAGCCGAACTTATAATAAGGCATAACTATTGATAAATAGTTTCATGTTAATAATCAAGACGAACACGAACTGTCATTTCATTTGTTGGATCTTTCTTTAACGGTTCGGAAAGTTTTGCAACAGCCAAAAGTTCGTTATCTGCGGAATATAATCCAACAGTTGTAATATAGGAAACCGGAGCATCTTGAGTATTATTCTTTACAACAATCTTACTTGAACTTAAATATGTTGGGTTCGCGCTATAGTTATAATCGTTGTGATTAATTCGACAAAAGTGAATTGTAGAATTCAACTCTGTGGTATTGTTGAAACTCATATTATAAATGCGGTGGCGAAAGTCGTCACATGAGCCGCTTATAGCAGAACCACTCATTACTTGTCTTATTGATGCTGCACCAGCTGTGTTTCCAAAGTCTACATATCCAGCGCCTGCTTTAGAACCAGAGGTTGAGTTCAATATTCCTCCGACAGTTGTTTGTTGAAAGACCGAACTTGAAACAACTGCTATTCCAGCCTGATAAAAAATTAAACCACAACTTGGTGTCCCTGATGCACCGCTTGAACATGAAAGAATTCCATATTCGCCCGCAGGTGAGTTTACTCGAAAATCATTTTGGGCATTTGTATCTTGAATTACAATCCTGCTATTGTTCGCGCTAGCATAGGAGCCAGTGCCCAGAGTAAGAGAGAACGAACCTTTCTTTAATTCGTCTTTCCCCAATAGGCGACCAAAATTAATAAACACTGCGTCGAGCATTTTTTCCCCGCCGCCAGTAATATTGCCATCACGATCAAATGGCAGGATGTTTCCATTTTGATCATACCCCATCAAGACTTGCGCCATTTGGTTATACATGTTTATTTTTTTGGAATTTTGGATATTGCTAGAAGAAGATAGAGCACTTTTTGCACCTGTAATTCCGGAGTATCCAACAGTCAAATCAAAGATATGATTCGCAGAAGAACTTAAATAAGGATAATCATAAATACTCTGGAACATTCCGTGGGCATAGTTTTTAATGTTGTCGCCATTTGGAAACGTACCATAAGTACCGGACACTAGTGCGCCGGTCAAAGGGATTGCTTCGTGCAATAAAGTCTTTGTTGAGGTGATGTCGTTATTTAAAAATGTTTTATATGTGGTTGCCATTTATTTCCCCTTATACCTTTCTAGCAAACCTTACAGGAATGCTGATTGAATATCCGGTTGTTGCGCCAGTGACTTTGATGATTGAATCAATATATCTCAAAGATTGTACTGTTGCTGCGTTTCCTTTGAGGGTATAACCCGTTGTGCCCAGCTGCTCAAATAAATATGTGCTTGTTGCTAAGTCAGTTGATGCTTGAATTTTAAATCTCAATGAAGTTCCACGCGGACCTGCGATGGTGCTTGCGTCAGAAACATCAACAATAAATTCTGGATCTGTATTTTTCGATAAATAATAACTGGCGATATTATCGTCATCAATATAAGAAACGTTGGCGGATTTGGCTGCTACACTTTGTCCGATTGAAACAATTGATCCAAACCTATTATCCATTTCAATAATATATTGTGTCTCATTAAGATCTGCATCAATTGTGTAAGTGTTGGCAATCTCTCCCGTATCAAGACCTTGGTCGATACGAATATATGATCCGACTCCAGTGAATGGCTCATAACCGTTCATGACACCTTTGATCGCTGGCGAGCCAGTCCCAACCCAGCCATCCTTACTATCAAGAATACCATTGTTGTTGGAATCACCAGCAGTTGCCAAATTGGTTAAAACAGTGAAACTTCCATCAAACTGTCCTGAGCCGCTTGTTTCTGATTCTGTTGGTCCAGATAGCTTCATTACCGGCAAGTATAACAAATTTGTTCGCGGAATAGAAATCAATTTAGATTTCATCGTGGAGGTATTGTTTGTGAAAGCTTCCAAAACAGGTGTTTGCAAGATTTCTAAATCGTAATATGCACTCGCGCTTGGATGGCTTTTATTATATGAACCATAATTAATTTCATCGTCGCCAAGAGCAAATTTTACGATCTTAAATGACCCGTCGCCCTTTGCTAACCTAAATCGTCCAGTATCAGTTAATACTGCATCGAGAATAATGTCTCCACTATTATCTAAAAATGCCATAAATATCTCCTATCTTCATATAAATAGTTTGTTTTTTTACTTCTAACATATTTTTTGTCCTTGTAAGCTTCCCTGATTGGTTGCTTCTTCGTGCTCTGTTTTGAATTCTACTTTAAAATCTATTTTCTTGCCAGTCTTTTTCGAAACCAACCGAATCTTAAATTTTTTCCCCCATACTACTTCCTCTGTCAAACCAAGCGCAGGCTTAGTTCCTGCTGGGATTGCGGAAACCTTGCCACCAGTTACAGAATCTATTAAGCCCGATTCTTGTCGATTCAATTGCAATTGCGAAGTATTCGGAGTAATATAAATGTATTTTTTCGCACACTTGGATGGTGCTTGTGGTGGTTCTTTGCGTCTGATTAATGGGTAAACTTGCGTCAATAAAACTGGCGCACCACCATTATCAGAAATCTCAACTTCATAAACTGGTGATGGATTGGAAGTGTGCCCATGCACATCCACACTCCTAAACATATAATAATATTTAGTGTTTGGAACTATGTTGTCCACGAACCCGGCTGAAGTTGCCGCCTTTAATGGCTGTAGCGGAGTCGCAGCGTTAGTTTCAACATCTCCCATTTTCCAGTTGGAAAAGTCTTGATATGTTGTTGGGGCGATGGTTGTCCTAAACACTTCAAACTTGCTGGCTTGGTCGTCACTCTTGTATTCAATTGGACCGCGAAACAAGTCTTGTGCCTCTCTTAATTTTATAACTTCATCATAATCGTCTCTTAAGACATTAATTGGGTCTAATCTATAGTTTCCGACGTTGCCTTGAAAAAGAAACAAGACTTGATTGTTTTTCTTCATGTAAGGAAGAATATTCACGTCTGGCCAGATTGGTGGAGAATCCATTATAACGACATCTTGATCGGTGTATGGAACTTCAATCAATCTAACGGATGGTGCTGTAAAGACACAAATCTCTGCTTGACCTGCGTCTATAACGCCGGTTCCTTTAACATCAATTGCATCACTTGACCCTGGGACTTCAGTTGTATTTGGAACTCTGTTTAAAACATAACGATATCTTGTTCCAAAAACTGCCTGATAAGCAAAAACTTTATACCGATATTTCTTTCCATACTTGATTTGAGTATCAATATATCTGTGGACATCAACATCATTTGAGTTCGGCAAGTAAAAAGACTGAATTGGTTTAGATCCTGTTTCATCGCCAGCGTTATTTAAAGCCCACTTCTCAACCTTATAAAAAACAGTCTCAGAATAAGCCTTTTTTCCATCCAATATTTGCGCGAAGGTTCTGGTCTTTTCATCCACTAGTTGTTGAAATTTTCCCGCTAATATGACAGTTAATAAGGTTCTTAAGAAGTTCTGGCTTCCTTGCCCTTGAGCCTCTTGGATTTCTTGACTGTATGGACCAAGATAAGTTATCTCTGACATGTCATGGTTGCCATATGTAGGATCTGTCGCCAAGTTGTCTATCCAAGTGGTAATGTCCCACTGCTTGTATGTTGAATAAGAAATTTCATTTTCTGGTTTTTTTATAGCGACGGCTTCTACAGACATGGGGGCGAAAGTGGCTATTTCGCTTTGATTGCGGCGAGATTTAGAAAAATCATGCCATCGAGTTTTTCGACCAGCACGAGCCACAGTGCTTAATGATTGGGCGGGCAAAAAATCTGCGCCTTGCCAGTTATTGATATCAGAAGCGCGGGTCCATCCCAAAATCATCATTGATGTTTGAGTAGTGGCGAAGTTTACCATTTGAGGCGCAAGACTTGTCACGGCAAAATCGCTAACCTCTATTTCATCCCCGATATAAAAGGGTGGTGTGATAAATTGTTCATCCAAGTCGGGCATATCACGGAACATTCTTTGTCGTCTAATAGAAAGCGCACCCATAGGGACGGAAAACATTACTCCAGAAGCGAAGTGGTCTTGACTACCGGGACCGGCAAACACTAAGACATGAGAGGCGTCTGATGGAACTATCCAGGCTTGTTGTTCGGCTGTAGGAAAATTTAGGGATTCGTTTGGTGCAGTCTGGATTTCTGATCCGGCAATAATAGAACTTGCAAACAGACTACTTAACCTAGAGTCTTTTAGGGCTGTCGCAAATTGTGTATTTACATCGGTGGAAAAAGAAACGTCAACTGCCATCGGGAAGTTAAACTTCTTTTCATTAAAATCTTTATACAAGTTTAAGTCAGACATGGGAACGACCAAGTTTGTAAGCTTTTTCGTGTAGGCTTGGTCGGAAGTGTTATTTCCAAATCCATGGTAGTTGTTGGCATATTTATCGAAATACTGCCCCTCACTTGAGGCTTTGCCCAAAGATTTGCCCTTATTTTGCATGTCTGCCAAGGTTGTTTGTGTAAGAGCAACGCCATTTGCGTCTGTGGCAAATAAGCTTCCGGAGATTCTTTTATTAAGCGTCACGTTTTGCTCGAACACGGTGTCAATCGAGGACGGATCGTTTTTGATTATAACATTGTCGGCACTCTGTTGAACCAACAAGAAGGCATATAGGTTGGGCAACACTCTTTCATCAACTGCTGGTTCATCGATAATACATTCATATGACCCAACATAGAAATTATAAAAGGATTTAATCTCCTCATATGCGACTCTCACTGAACCAAATTCAACATTATCAATAGTTTTTTTCTTGTGTGGAATTTCTAATTCACACACATGATCATAAAAAACTTTTCCTCGAACGCCGACAGATGGGTTTCCGAAAACAGAGACTCCCTGTTGACCTCCGAAACTTGGCGCTCCTTGTGATACTTGTTCAGGGGAATAATATGTGTTCTGATCTGAATCGACAACCCATAGCCAAGCAGCATCACCATTTGGAGGATTATTAGAGTCTATAAGTCCATATCTTGTGTTTCTCTCTACCTTTATTAATTCTTTTTTCTCGCCTTGTGCGCAAGGTGCGTTGGGAGTTCCACATGGTTCGGTCGAGGATGTTATAAATTTCCAAATAGTGTTGGGGGCATTACCGATATTTCCCCACTCATCAAGTGTATAACTCCAATCACCCTGGTTAGTCCAATATCTTCCCAACTTCCATCGAATAAGGTCTAAATTCTGAGGTGCATAAGATTGAACATTGTTTGCTCCTCGTGAAGTTTGCGAACGAAAATCGTTAATATCGGTTTGGATAGTTGGATTTATCACAGATAATTTTTTAATTTCTGGATGTATTGCCGATGAAAATTGTCTTCTAAAATCTACCATGTTTATTCCTAAAGCTCCATAATAAAATATTCTTCATACAAAGGGAGCTGAGAGCTTCTATCAACTGTTATACCATACTTTTCATTCTCGTATCTTCTTAATCTGCAAAGACGGCGGTCAGTTCTTGTGCTGCCAATGTTGTTTCGATTTAACGGTTCCCACTTTTCTACTAAAATAGGTTTACCTTCTGAGTCTGAATCATAGCCTTTGAAATATTCTAGAATAAATATTGTTTCAAATAAATATCTCATCGCACTTTTTGTGTTTTCGTCGCCGCGAAATGCACCGTTTGTAAAAATTTTAGTAATGTTGTCTGCGAAAATCGCCTCGCCGCCTGGACTGAGTTGGGCACCGGGTTGAAAATCAGTATAATACTGAAACAGAGCTTTCGTTTGATTCGGCAACTTCTGTACTTCAGACACGCTGTTATCTGCTTGGTTTATATAACCATTAGGATTTGAGGGATCATATAGGCTGATGTCTGTCTTTATCTTTCCCTTAAATGCGTTTAAAAACTTTACGAATGTTCCATATGCTTGCTTTTCGTTAAGAGAGGCTTCAGATCGGGAAGCATCGTAGCTATCCGCCCGATTGGGTGGAATATGACTGATCAGCCCTACCTGAAAACTAGTGTCTGGTAACGGCTCAACTTTCGGAACCACAATTAAGTCATAATTATCAGCCACATAATCTGTAAGAAGTGCGGCAAGCTCAATGCTTTTTTTACGAGTTTCTGGGCTCACCCCAAAACTATCAATAACCTGCGTTGCTCCAAAAGCCTGCTCAGTTGGATTCGCGGCATCACTATTAAGATTGATAGTTTGCTGTTCCGTTTTTAGAATTGATGGTGTAAAATAGGTATAGTCTACAGCTGTTACACCATAAGTTTGCATTGTGTTGCCAACCTTAAAGTTCAACACCATGGTTGTATTCGGTTGAATATTAAAGATTTTTGCCTTTTCATTGTAAACATAAGTTTCAAATTCTGATTTTCTTATTTTTCGGAAACCACTGCTGGGTAGTGTTTGGAGATTTCCCAATGGAAAGACTTGGATGCCAACATTTTTGGGCAAATTAGAATTAAAGACATTGCCGAATGTATAATCCACCCTTGTTACTGGTATTGTAGAATCCTTCGATTCTAAAGGAGCTGCCATCACCGTCTTGCCAGAAAGGGTTAATCTTTTGTTTTGATTTTGGTTGGCAGGTTTAGAAGACAAGCCATCCGGTGCTGATGTAGATACTCCGATTTCTTTGCTCAAGATATTCTGCAAAGTGTCAATCAGTTGAAAAACTTTTAAAATTCCTTCAATGTTGCCCGTTTCGGGTGACATATAATTGGTGAGAGAGTCTATCAAATTTGTTTCTTCAGTGTAATTGGCGTTCTCATAATCACCAAGTTTAAAAATAATGTTTACATAAGTTTGTGCGACAGTTTTCCAAGGGGGATCGAGTGGTAAGTCGGCATACCAAGAGGGCGTAAAGGTTTGTGTGCCGTCGATTATGGGACCATGCCTTTGTGTGGTGGCAAACCCCCGAAACTCTTCAGTGAACCGATTTGTCGCAGGATCAAAAAATCCTGGCTTCTGAACGTTTGCTGGTTGCGAATATGCTTGCTGAATGTGGGGGTTGGTACGAGCTGTCTTAATTTGTGAAGATCCAAGCTTTGATGCCTGCGAATAATATTCTGTTAGCTTTAATTTTGCTTCGTTTAATTGATTGATCCTGTCCACAAGGTATTGAACAGCTCCGTCTTCAAGTTCCAAAACAAGTCTATACTGATAGTATCCATCCGTTTTATGTTTGACCGACATATCAGTTCCAGAAAAGAATTTGATATATTCTTGACCTGCTGTTGGGTTTATTCCAATTTCTTCTTGAATTACGGAGCCTTGACCATCCCGAGATATCGACACAAGATCTCCCACATTGTTATAGCTTGCTTCCAAGATTAAATCGTCACCATCGGTTGTATAATTGTTTACTGGCGAGTTTTGACCTTGGACCGTTAAAACTGTTCCGTGAAGATCTGATGGTTCAGAAAACTTCTTTGGCTTACCTGATGGTCCCCGAAGCACTGACGAACCGGCTTCAGGAGATCCCTTAACTCTTACTCTGTGCAATTTCATGGAAAGAATTTTAGTATTGGTGACACATTCGCTTTTCGTCGTTGGCTTGACAAACAAATTGCCAAACATTGAATTATTTTGCATAATTGAAGCAATATCTACAGAGAAAAGAAATCTACAATTATTAGACATATCTCTGGTTAAGGAAATATCGGAAAAGTATTTTACCGGGGATTCCAAACTAACATTGGCAGTCCGCATTTTGGCAGCTAAAGGCAAATCTTTTTTCAACTTATTTTCCAAAATTGAAAAGTCTAAACTTAATTTATCAATCTTTTCAGAAGTTCGAAAATCTTGAATTTTAATATCGGAGACTCTTTCTCGCGTAACCAAGACTTTCTCAATTGGTTCTGATTGAGCACGATGAACGCCATCAGTCATAAATGTTCCATCTGGCATTTGGCGATATCCAGCTGGTGAAGTGCTCTGAAATCGGCTTCCGTTTGATTTTGTCCATTCTCCCCACCACATTGGATGGAGTCGTTGTCTTGCCGTTGGAGAAGTCCATTCGCCTGCCCAGGCTACATTGTTTTCTTCGTCACGAATATCGCCTTCCCAAATTTTTCCAGATGGAGTTTTATAAACGTCAACGAACTTAACCGTATTTCCGCCCCTTATCACAACCTGATGTTTTATTTTTGAACGGATAGCCGAGATTCCAAGTGACTGGGCATCAAAATTAAAACGTTCGGCAAGTTCGACCAAATCTAATTCTGCCCAGCAAAAATAACACAAATAGGGTGGGTTTTTTTTCGTTAGTGCAAAGCTTAAAGAATAAGGAATATTGAAAAAAGCTGGTTGATTTGCAACCGAAACTGACGACTTGGTAGGATCCCCAACTATATCTGACAAAGATTTTTCTTTCAAATCCAATTTGCCGTCATATTGTGTTTGTGCAATATTGCCCCAACCGTCCAGCAAACCATCTAACGGATCGGTGGACGTGGAAATAGAGTTTAAAATCTGTTCAGTTAGTCCTGTGTCAGTGTTTTGCAAAACTTTAATTTTGACATACTCTGCTAAATCCAAAGGTGGGGCGGAATTTCCTTGTGTACTTTGAAGATTGTTTAGTGTGCTCAACCACGAATTCTGCAAATTTCTTGCCAACTCTTTTATTGTCACATTCAAAAGGACGTTCAAGTTGGATGGATTTGAGGTTCTTTCTGAACCTTCTGTTACTCCGAGCGTGGATGTTTCTCCTGGTGGATCAATGTGCGGATTTAATCGGCGAGGAGGATTGCCGGATAATTGAAGTGTTATTTTCGATATTGATGGAGACGGAAGGACCGAACCGAAAAATTCCTCATTACTTGGGAGTGCCATTGTTAGTCACACCCCTCAACATCTTCTAAGGTCGCATCTGTTCCAAACAAATTTTTAACACTTGGTTTTTGTTGTTTTTGGGAAACATCACAATTCAAAACTCTTTGTGAGAATATTCCCTCTCCATAATCATTCGTTTTGTCACACAAAATATTTGGATTAATTTCATTGTCCACTTCGATGTTCATGTAATACTCCACATAACTAGGATCTAAGCTCAAATTCTGATTTTGATAGGAAGGTGGTGGCGCATCTTTTATTATTCCATTTTCGATCATTGATTCTTTTTTCGTAAAATAAAGAGGAATAAGAACTTCTCTCTTGGTTACATCATCGCACAAAGACACTCCGGGCTGAACTTCCTCTTTAATTTCATACACTTCTATGTCGAAATTCTCATTATGAAAGTTGGAATTTTTCTCCTGCACTTGTAGTAAGAGCGCAGAATTAACCTCGAATACATTTATAACTTGAGCAGGATCTGTTCCATAAACTCCATCGAGTTCTCTTGCTCCGGGCTCATAATTTGAAAGTTCTGCTGCCGAAACATTGTTTATCTTTGTCTTATAGGTGATCGGGAGTGGAGTGATTTCGGGAATATTTATAATTTGGTTTGTACAACTGGAAGTGTTTTGCATTATAACTGAACCAGAAATTTGTCCATTCAAAAAGTCCACACTCCATACTGGTGTTAAATTATTTGCCAAAGTTGAAGTTCCGAGCATATAATTCAAAGAATATAACTTGTCTTCTGATTGTTGAAAATACTGTCCTTGGTCAAGCGTGTCAAGAACTCCTGGTTGTTCTGATTTTTCTTCTGGTGTTGAACGAATGAGTTGGTTTGCTCGTTTAATCGTGGATTCCACTCCACCAAAATTATATTGAGCTTGTATCGAAGGTGTTTCTTTTATAATTCGTGCTTGTGAATCGTTTTGATTTTCTTCGGTGCCACCATATTGAGAGTCATATAAAATCCCATCATCAAAAAAAGCATAATAATACGGCTTGAAGCGACCCTTTGAAAGAAGGCGTTTTCCGTATTGAGTTAATTGAATATCAATTACTTGCTCTTTTTTGTTAAAGAATTTCATTTCTTAAATTTGGTTCCCACTTCTAAATTTGCCAATTCAACTAATGAAAAATAGTCATATGGCCAATTATAACTATAAGGTATTTCGCCATTTTTAGTTGTAAAAAAGTCTTTACTGAATTTTTCGTCATCTGTTACGTCAGCAGTCAATTTGTAATAATCTTTGTTTGCCTTTTTCTTTACCTTAAATACCATCCAACGTATGTCCTCTGGTATCTCCCTGTCTCCAAAAAATTCAATAATTGGATATCTTTTGTGGGAAATCGCAGTCGAGTCTAGTTTGGCATCAGTTGAAATTTTGGGCATCAATCCTTGCCAAATATCAGCTAAATCTTGTTGGTCAAGATGATGTTTAAATTCAAACATATACATCACAAAAGGTTCAATACGATCATTTCCACTATTATAGGTGTTAAAGTCTAATTCTGGCGGTATGACATAATTGCCCATTTTTTCAATCATTTGAGCAACGCTAGATTCTGATTTTGGGATTGCTCTTTGTCGAGTTCCAAGATATTTTTCATTGAATATACTGAAAAACTGATTAGTTGCGGTGTCTTCAGTGGCTGCCAAATGTCCATCACTGGCTTCCAAACTTTCTTTTATGAGATCATAAACCTCTGTCGCTTCTAAATAATTGGGGTAAGATTTCAATGAAAAGAAATAACGATCATCAAGAAAAGTGTTTTCTGTTGTAAATGCTTCGCGATCCGCCGATGGGCGAGTGAGATATGGAATTGCGACAATAGCTTCTGAAATGTCTTTACCGAATTGATTAACTTGACCGAGTTTTTGTTCTCGTTTATCGGAATTTCCGTCGAACATCAAAGTTGTCAGGTCTGTGCCTGTGCCATAAGGGGGCAGATTTGATAAAGATGGTTTAATGCTTAAAACAATGCCCTTGGCGGAAAGTGGGATTTCTCCATAGCCCGACCACATTCCACGAGGACCAGTAGCTGCTGGATAACTATTGGCACTAAAATCAAGGACTGGGGTTTCCATAAAAGGACTGATAACCCATCGATCTTTGTCTGCCACGATTTCACCAACCGTATCAACGTTTCCGGCTTTAGTTTGATCTGTCTTGCGTTCTTTAGAAATACCTCTCCAATTAATCGAAGAAGAAAGGTTCATAGCGCTAATTTTAGCTGGTGCTGGGTTTGAACTATTATAAGACGAACCAGTGATATCCTCAAACATCTGGTCCATCCCGTCATTAATAAAACTTGCAGTAGATTCGTTAAAAAAGGTGGACCAAGAAAAATTTTCATTACTGTTATTGGTAGTTGCCACAAACTTAAGTGTCATTCGTGATTCTCCATAAAAATATGGAGGAGTATATGGGGCATAAGCGGGGGCTGAAGCTTTCGGATAGCTGGAGCCATTAGAGAGAGACGTTTTCCCCCAGACATTAAGATCCCCCGCAATTGTGGGGGGACCAAACAACCTTCCATCAAAAAATGGTACACCACCAGTCAAGGGAAACACCCTTTCGTCTTCTTTGAGCATGACCAATTCAGGCGTTTTTGAAAGAGAGATATCTATATAATAAGTTTCACCAGGAATTATTTTGGGACCAACATCAGATTGGTGATCAGAATAAATTGTAGATAATTTATTATTCGCTAAGAAAAAATTCGGAATTTCAGCAAAAAAATTATTGACCGATGCTTTATATGATTTATAATTACGATCTGCCATGGCATCGGCGCGAATCGGACCGTCAATGGATACCCAAGGAGTGCGCGGGCTCGTGACTTGCGAGTATAACGAATCATCCATCGTGTTGTTCCCTCTTTGATAAGATGGGTTTAACAAAAACAACTTAGAGTCTCCAACTGACTGACTGGGAGGAAGACCTACGTTACCAAGGGGATCTAAAATTGATTCAAAGGGGATTCTATAGTTTGCAGTCCCACTAAGTATGCCAGTGTCAGAAAAGTTACTAGCAAGTGTTAGATCAATGGTTGACCCGGTAAATGCTGCCCAATCCACTGAAAGTCCTGACTTGATAGTATTATACATAATACCCGGTGCATAATATGGCTGAAGCAGTGATTGGACCGCAAGCGCACCCGAGTGGGTAGAACCAGCCGATGTATACGAGCCGCTTCTCCATCCGATTCCGTTTATATATGGAGCAATTGATTGAGAAAGCAAAGAAGCCAACTGTAAACTTCGTTGTTGTGGATAAAAACCGTCATAAGGGAGTAGCTTTTTAACCCCATTACAGCGCAAAGTTATTTCAGATTTTTCATCAGGATATGAGCCTTCAAATTCTCCAAAATATTTTTGGAAATCGGAATTAGAATAATCATTAAAGAATTTTTCATCAAAAACACGCTCATCAGTAAAGATAGTCCAGCCAGCACCAGACTGAACTTTCAATCCGCCTTCCGCATTTGCACTAGATGTTATATCACCACCAGGTAAAGATAAAACCTTATCATTCTGACTTCGGAAATTATTCTTTAAATAATATGGCATATGTTCAGAGATCTTAAACTCTGGAATAACTGTCAAGCTTTTTCCAAGACCTCGAATATCTTCTGCATACTCTTCATAAGAATCGAAAAACGGTTTTTTGCCTGAAAGTTCTTCTGTGCGCCATTCTAATGGTCGATTAGCAAAACCTTGATTCGTCGCGTAGTTCCCGCCGCCTGCTTGTATGTATGTTGGAACCGTGAGGAATCCGGTTCTCAATTTTGGAAAATGGTAATAATAAGCTGAAGCTGTAGGATAATTAGCAGTTAAATAAGGAAGCCCAGAACTGGCGAGGCTGCTGGAAAGACCTGTCCCAGCTAAACCGACCAAAGTCCAATAATTGGCAGAATTTAACTCGCCCATATCACCAAAGGAAGATGGAGGTAGAGAGCCACTGGTTCCCATTCCATCAAATCTTTGGCTAACAGTGTCATAGGTAGAATATTCAGCGACCATTGGAGTCTTGCCCATACCATAAATGCTCGTGGCAAAACCATCAGAATATCCCTGCGAGTTTGGAAGAGTCCCCGTAATTGCATAATAGGTCTTAGATGGTTTATAACGTCCCGGTGATGCGCCCGCTTGCCTATTCCTATACTTTGCTTGGTTTCTCCAAAACGTTCTTCTCTCAATTGGTCCACGATCAATGCCGTTTGTTCCATTTGATAAGGACGCAGAAAATGTTCCATCAGCATTTAACGTTCCATTCGCAACTTCCGCGTAACTTGTTCTTCCGCGAGTTTGTGCCAAGCCAGTGTTAGTTGAGCGAGGATAAATGATTTCTCGATATTCCACCGATGACAAATCCGCGTCGAGAGAAGCGTCTGCAACGATCCGATCATAAACTTCTATTGAACCGTTTGTGTCGGACTGGAGCAACCAATTGGCAATCGACCCGCTATCGGAAGTTCCATCATTGGTCGGACCTTCAGAAAAGAAGCATTTATTGTTACCGTAAGTATGTCTTAGTGTGATCGGTTGAGACACTGTTCCACCCGGTGGTGCCGAATGGACGGTGTTGAGTGGGCGATATTTGAACTCTACGGGTGGTTGGACAAAATTTCTATATTGATCTGTTCGACCAGTTGAGCTAGATTTTAAAATTGAAAGAATGTTATTATTCTTATGATACCGCGCAACTGGAGTTTCACCAGTTCGAATTTGTTTCCAAGATGGATAACCGTAAGGACCGTTAAGGTTGTTGAAATGTGTATTAATTGCACCAGATGCTGCCAAGTCAGAGCCTGTAAAAAAGCAAAATCCTGGATAAACTATGTTGTTGTCACGATCAACATTAACTACTATGCCCGATATTGTGGCATCTTCGTTATAGATAGAGACATCCGGCATCAATTTTGTGATAATTGGCTTAGAACTCTTATAAAAAGTCGTCCAAGAGTCCGTGCCATTGTCATGTTGGTAAAAGATATTGTTATATTGGCGAGTTATTCTAAATTTCCACCCAACTTGATAACTAATTGTTGTAATAAAAACTGCGGCTGTACTATTTTCCCAAACTTGTACAAGAGAACTCGGCGCTAACTCAAGTGCATATTCTATATCGTTAAAGGCGTTATAACTTGGAGATCCGCCTTCAAACTGAAAAGGAGGGTTTTCATTCAACCCAACAAAAACATATGCGTCGGTTTGATCAGCGACAAATTCTAGATATCCATTACCATTTAGTTCTTGTGTCCCTGCTGCTGCGCCGTCCCAACCATCGGCTGATGTCTTGGTGAGTTTAGTGCCGTTCTCCGTTAAAGTGGCATTTTTTAGATCATACCACCCAGCTCTTACACGAGACTTTGAACCTATATTCCCAAAAAGACCATACTTGTATGCAGATGGGGATTTCAGTGATGTGGGCAACATCGGAAGCATATTTACATAATTAACGGGATAACTTGCTCCATTTGTAATTCCATCGAAGCCCCAATTGCTTGCAGATGAAAACTGAACTGCCGATGCAGTCATTGAAGTCGTCCCAGACGGAACAGTATATGGAACTAATCCATCATTATCGTGTGAACCACCAGTATAACCCAGAGGTTGATCTTTTGTGGCATCATATGAATCATTTATCCATGCATATTGCAAGTCACTTTGTGGAATTGGATGTTGAACAAACCAATTGTCATAACGTGGATTGGAAATGCGAGCGTTTTTAATTTCAAAGCCGTCCCTGAAAACGGCATAAGAAGGATATAAATCTTCTTCTGATGACACCGTAGAAGTATAAAATGTTTGCCATTTTACACTAGTCCCTAATAAATATTGATAATAAATTACCTTTTTGTCTCTAACAATTCTAAATCGATCACCTGCTGCATATGTTGTGTTTTCAAAATATACAGACGAGCCATTTTCATAAACATAGATGGCATTGGCGGGTGGACCGCCTCCGATATCACGCAAATAAATCGCATATTTCATGTCTGCCGACGCTTCGACGGCGCTCGCCCCAGTCGGTGATCTTGAAGTTGCTGAAAGGCCAAAAAAGCACCAACCATCAGTTGATACTACTTCCATTCCAATATGCCCATTTTTAGGTAATTTTTGGCTCGACATAGCAGCAGCAGACCAAGCATTACCAATCGTGGCTCTGGTTAACGTTTTATTATAATTGGAAAGTGTTATATTGGTTAAATTTATCCATTCGATTTCCCGATCATAATTTGATTTATAAAGAGATTGCTCTCTACCATTTCTATTAACCTTATGATAATTCGCCAATGTAGCATAATCTTGCCAACGTGGTTGCCTATAACCTTCAACTGTTCCTGAAACTGACAGAATCCCAAATTGTCCACAATGATCTGTTTGCCAACTTTGTAATGCATTTCTGACAGTTAAGTTGCGATAATTCAGTTCATTATAAATTCCAAATTCTTCGGAATTAGTGTCCAAGTTGCCGCGAGTCACTTCAGGTCCACCAGGTGCAGAAAACCGTTCCACAAAAATAAACTTGTTACTTCCCGTCAGATCATATCGAGGCAGAGCGAAATCAATGACGCCTGAAATGTAAGTTGAGGAAGCTGTCACAAAATTAACATCAGGGACGAAACCTTCAGACTTTACAAAGTACCTATTGTTAATTTTTCTACCAGAAGTTTGTACAATCTGATAATCATGTTGATAGTTGCCCGCAACTTGAGAACCAGTTCCCCATTTAAGGTTGGCGATGTTTAATGGACGTTTTGCGTATGCATCGCGAAGCATTGTGGCGCGGGGTAGGGCGCTATTAAAAGTTCTTGAGGATATGGTTATTCTTTTATTTTCTGCTTCAAGTTCCCATGCCTCTGGGCGCGTGAGTGTGGTGTCTGAGGCATCAGTGTTGATATCCTGGTGTCTGTATTTCCACCCTCCCACATGGGCATTTGTGAACGGACCTTGAATCGGCGTCTCGTTATCATCACCATATGAATCCTCATGAAAGTTGGTAAGTTGCGTGTTACTTCTAAAGCCAGATAAATAAGAAGGGCTAACCGAGGAGCTAAATAAACTAAATGGGGCAAATATAGAAGACTTACCACCCTTATAACCAACGGAAGACTTTAAACCTGCACCAGCGTCTGATGTATCCACAAGCGCACCATCAAGGCGCGACTTTGCATTTGGATCAATTACATCGTTGCACTCAGATTTAGAATCAATACTAGAGGCTGTAATCCTTAGCTTTAATCCTGATCTATCAAATGCTGATCTAGTTTTGATCTCTGTATGGGTATAATCAAGTCTTTTTCCTTTTGGAAAATTTGAACCACCATGAATTTCCGGTGATTCATCAACTGTTAATTTATAGGTTTTTGTAAAGTTTCTTAAGGCATATGCTTGTCCTGTATAAGTTGTTGTGGTGGATGTGGAATCCCTTGAAACTGCAAGAGTTGGACCGCTTCCGCTTTTAAAATCATTTGCCCTGCGAATTGTATTTCTGTCAGTATCAACACTCGAAACGCCCGAAGTGATATTAGGATTATTTCGTTCTGTACGATCCAACCACCACTCACAGTTTGAATCTGTTGCGGTGGTGGGGATTGGGGCTAAGCCTCGTTTCCCAGAATAAAGCATTTCATTGATGCCGCGAAGACCAGCTTCCGGATCACTTGCTTTCATCTCAAGTGTTGGAAATTTATTCCAATATTTATTTCGTTCTAGGACATGGCTTTCAACCATATTGCGTAGATCTTCAGTAAAATTGGCTGATGCTGGAATTAACTGTTGGAGCATTAACCCTATCGAAGAATCAATCCACTTATAGTATTCCATAAACTTCTCAAAGTCAGGAGTGTTTTGCACTCTTTCGAAGTAAAGGGATCTTAATTTTTCTAAATCTTTATAATCTTGACGATAACGATTAACTGGCGCACCGATCAAGTTATTGAAAGCAACAATTGTTCCAAAATAATTAATAATTTGCTCTGAAACAATTCCATACATGCTCTTTTCAAATGCAAAATAGTAATCTATGGGGCGCGAGTCTCTTGCAAAAATCTGATTAGTTGTGTCATCAATGATCGAAACCATATCAGAGCTATTCCCAACTTCAGGTAGTTGCTGTTTCGCTGACTGAACATATCTGCGGTCAATGGAACCAGTGTCCGATGCTTCAAAGTCGTAGCCCAAGCCAGTGTGTTGATATTTGGCGATTGGTCCTAACCATCCCCAGCGATTTGCCAAGGACACAGAGCCCGAAGAAACATCGGGAACAACAAATTGTCCCGATGCATTGGAGGTTGTAATCGTTTCAAAATCCCAATAAAGCGCCAGTGTTTCCATCTGTGGGATGTTAACAACATTGTCTCCCAAAGACTTGCTCATTTGAGATATATAAGCATTTTTATAAGGATATTGAGAACCAAAATTCTCTACGTCTTGTGAATGAGCCTTAATAACACTATTGTCCAGATAATCCATCCAAACACGAGTAGAAGAAATTTTTGAATCGGCTTTCTGTAATGTGCCGCCTGTGAAATTGGTTCTATGAGCACCAACAAAAAATCTTTTATTGGCTGACAGAAATTGCCTAGCGCCAACTGACGAAATTGTTGAAGATGCTTGAAAGGAGTTTACAAGAACATCCAAGACGTAATTGTAGCCATTGAATTCAATATCGTAACTGCCAGTCGCACTTCCGCTAACGCCATCAGCTTGAGGATACTTAGTGGGCTTTATCTTGACAGCGAAATTCCATTTTGAATCATCATAAACATCTTTGAACACGCTACTGGTTAACAGTGGGAAATGTCCGCCTGACGTGCCAGTTAACTGAAAGTACGCATCAGGAGAATGAATATTTGGTCGGGCAGACTGAACTTGAAAGTTTCCAACATCCGGTGAGCCCCAGTTGCCTGATGTGCCTGAAGTGTGACAGCCGAAGATTGATGCTGTAACAAAATCATTTGAAACATAATAAGGGCTGTTGAAATCCAATTTGTCAGGAAAAATTACTTCCGCTTCATATGTGTTCCCGCGAAACATCATCTCGGAACTGGAGCTGATATATTCTCTAGAATTGGTATTTAAACTGGACGTTTGTTGAAAAACGGTTGCGTTGAATCTTGTAGACTTATTAAAATCAGCATAACGTTTCTTTATAACCCTAAAATCTTTGTTGTCTTCAAACTTATAAGAAATATTACTGGCATATAAGTTTAACTTAACCAATTCCTCATCAATACCATAACATCTGATGAGATTTCTAAATGATTTCTCGGTGCCTTTTGTTTTGAAAATATAATTTAGGTTGTTGTAAATGTTTTGATAAATTATATTTTTTGTTTCATTTAGCTTTTTAGAATAGCTCTTGACATCGTTTCGGGATGCAAAATATTCTAATGCAGTTGCGTTCTCTAACACCTCCGATGTTACAAAACCTAAAGAGTTTACAAGTTTGTCGGCAAACGGGTACGGTTTATTACTCCCAGAAGGATATTTTAATTCTTTTAATTTAGGAACTGCCTCAATTTGCAGTTGCAGTGTATCAAAATAGCTGCCAAGAATTTGAGTAAGATCTTTCAGGCCATCGGAATTATTACTCTCATCCTCCTCGATTATCCATGCGGGGAAAGAGTGATAAAGGCTGGCGTTATTTTGCTGGTCATAGACCAAACCTTCAGCAGTTTTATCAATTCTTAAACTGGCTACATCGGGTTGGTTGGGGTAAACAATCGGATCCTTAAATTCAGACTTTGCTGCTTTGGAAATAACCATCGCAGAACCAGTAAAGCGCGAACCATAAGTGTATCCAGTCCAAGCGCCATTGGTGGTTCTACCCGAATAATCTAAAATTATTGCGTCATTTGGAGCTGATGAAGTCGTACTATTAATACCTTCATTGAACTTATAGTACACACCCAGATCAAGAGGGTTCTCATAACTATATTTTGTTGACGCAGTTGCAGCATTCGTAACATCACTGTTGGTTCCACCGTTGATAGAAGTGAACCAATATTTACCAATTTTTTCGGAAGTTCTTATCCTTCTCCAATACCGAAAATCGTCTAAAGAAGCTGACAGTTTTGCTGCGCCCAGCGCACCATATGTGCCTGAAACGGAAGTTACCAGAGAACCGATTGTGGCAATCATTGAACCTGTCACCTGTCCAATGTTTGAACCAGTTACCAAAGAATGTGCCAGTTGACCATTGCAATATAACTTGCCCGACATTTGACTTCCAGTATTTTGGAAGGATAAGGCATAATGGTTCCAAGAGCCAGTTAGGGAAATACTGGAGCTTAGGGAAATTGTTGTGCTGTGGGGACCAGTAATGTCGTTTCTATAAGAAAAACCTGCGGAGCCTGATCGTAATTCAATATTGAAAACAGGATCCAGAACATCAGCTGAAGCACCACCTGTTAATTCAACACGGAAGCGACCATAATCAGAATTACCAAAAGTTCCACTGTTCCATAAATCAAAAACAATTTCTTTTGATGACTCATCGGAGCTGTCATAGTCATCTTTATTTAGCCAAAATTCTAAAGTTAATCCATTATCACCCTGGATCTCAAGGTTATATCTGCCGAAACTAGAAGTGTTGTAAAGATTATAATCTTTCCAATTATCCCTTAAGCTTCCGTTTGCAGTAGTTGGGTGCGGGGAGCCCTTAACAAAAATATATTCTTTCGATGCGGCAGAAAAAGTGTCATAACCACCAACGTCTGAAACTGGTGAGCCATAATTTTTCCCAATTAAAATAAATCCATTTGTACGAGGATACTCATTATCAAATAAATGCTTATCAAAATAAGAGCCTGAGAGGTTCCAGTCGATTTTCTCTCGTAAAGAACCATCATAAGGATATTCATTAGAGATATAATTTATAGAATCAGTATAATATTTTTCGGCAGAACCATAACGAGCAAAATTGGAAGCCGAAGAGAAGTCGATATAAGGAATGAAGCGACGTTTTTGCTCCAAATTGCTTTTTAAGTAATCTACTGATTCTATCTTTGTTCCTTCTTTTTGCAAAGAAGAATCAGATAAAACTTGAGCATTCTTGTTTTTTCCGAAAAGATTCTTTATATCAGACATGCTTCACTACTCTTTTACACGAAATTTAAAAACTTCTGGCTGTTCTTCATACGCGCCGTTAATATAATAGAGAAATTTAATTCCATAAGAATATTTCGGTTCTAACAAGCGCATATCTAAGTCAAAATAGCTTCCTGATGTGTCATAAGAGAGTTTGGTGTGTTTTTCGCTACCAGTCCCATATGCCACTACATCATAGCTGTCGATTTCTCGATAAACCTTCCAATAAGCATCTTGAACGAAACTGTTCTCAATTTCTTTCGACGCTACAGAGTAAATAGTTGGGCTCCAATCTTTTAATCGAGTAAACAAACGTAACCTCACAAGATCATTGTTGGAATATTCAGACACCAAATTGGTTATGGTTGTAACATAACTGGGGATAGAAAATATATTAGATGCGGCAAATGATTTTGGCACAAATGTTCCAGTGTGATAATAAACACTCCCACTAAACCACCGATCATAAGCATAACTTGCAGTGGTAGAAAGCGCAAAGGACGCACTATAAACACCAGTAGAGACATGACCTCCTGTTACTGGTTGTTGTGGTGTTGTTGTTAATTGATCTCCCCCAGATGCCGAAGTATGGACGGTGACAAAAATACCACCCGTGCCAACATCTGCTAGATTTGTGGGCTGACCTCTAACATAGTTGTATAAATAAAGAGTGTTAAGATTGTCTGCTGCGCTCAAATTAGAACTGGAGACATAAAAATCTCCTCTATTATCTAGTGTGGAATTGTTCCAGCGAGCTTCAAGGACTGGTCGCTTAAAGAAATATTCGCTTTCTCGGGCAGAAAACCTCTTAGTATAATAAGAACGACTTCCGCTAGCCTGACTGGAAGTTAACATCAAGCCAATGCCATAATTTGAATAATCACCCGATAACCACTTCTCAACCAAGCCAGTGATCTTTATTTCGACATCTGCGGTTCCCTCGGTGTAAGATTGTTTATAATTAAATTCGTCATAAACAGACGTACCTGCACCCATCCACGATGCGCTTAAGAAACTTCCGCCCGAAGCAGTGACGCCCGGAACATTATCTTTGTCTACCCAGGGAGTGTGCGCAGAGGCATTAACCCAGTTAGAACCCGTACCGCCATAAGTCAGATCTGAATAATTCTCCAGATCGAGCCCGTAGCCCTCCTCCCATGATTGTGAAATCGGCGAAACGACTAGAGTAAAATCCGGTGGTAATGTTTTGTCGTGAGCAACATTAAAGACTCTTAAATAAAAATCAACACTTCCGCTTGCAGGAATCTTTCCCGCAGTGCGATCTGTTTGAATTTTATACAAACTATTCGGTGTTGTAATATCAGACGACACAACAGGAAATTGAAGAATGGTTTTTGCTTGCTCATTAGACGAAGAATTTGCTTGCGCATAGATCGAAAAAATCTCTAAAGAATCAGAACGACCCATGTTAGAACCTGATCCGCGAGTTATTAAGTTGGATTGAAAAGCATTTGTAAGTGTATTGTTCTTAATTGCTGTGTATCTTTTGATAGCCATTTTATTTCACACTTCCCTTGATATCACTTTGAGGATATTTTATCTCCAAAACTGCATTTTTGGGAACCACTATATATCGGTCGTCTTCAGACATATTGTCATCAACATTAAAAAGAACTTCATTGGCATATCCTGTTCCTGTTTTTTGAAAAACCTTGACGCGGGTGGTGTCTAATATGCCGGGTGTTTTATTTAAGTGTGAAAAGATTTCTCCAATATGGAACGGTTCACCAATTTCGAACTTCCTATCATAAAAAACCGATAGGCTCGCCACGGCAGTATTTAAGACCTCGAAAGGGTTTGATTCTACCGTTGAAACTGCATCAAATTCAATTCCAATGTTTATTATTTTAGCATCCAAAATATCAACTGTATCATTTATCATCCTCGATTGATTCAACCATTGTTTTAAATTTTCTTTTATTGTAGAATTGGATCTAGAAAAATCTCCATTTGAATTCTCAGAGAGAATATAAATGTTCAAATTTCTTTTCAAAGAACCTTCGTCTTTAAAGATGGCGGCTCTTTTGACTGAGCCATATTGAGGTGGCATTGAATAACATAAGGATTTATAATCTAAAGCAGTAACTGCTCGATTTTGGGTAGAAAAGACGTTATTAATCCTTTGTTTAAGCTCATCAAGTGTTGGAAGACTTACATCTCCAACAATTGGTTCTTCATTGTTCACTTCTAAAGAGTTTACAACATTGGACATTTTAGATGTACTTAGCGAATTAGGATTCGCAAAGTCAAACCGAGGCTCTACAGTATTAACAAGAGAGTTCGCGGAAGCGTTCACATAGCCCATGGTATTCGCTCTATACGTTACTGTGAGGGTTGTGTTTGCCGGAGCTACTCCAAATTTATCTGTGGAAATTAAATTGGTAGGATCAAAAGAAACGTCAGGCACATAATCCTTTCCATGAACTTTCAAAACAGACTTGCTAGGATCGATTAGGGGATCTGTTGTAACATCCTTTTCACTGCCAAAGCCGAATTGAATAACTGTGGTGCTACCCAACAACTCAGAAGTGAATCTACGAGGAACTGCGAATGGTCGCATAAGCGATGTTGTTTCAGATGAATTTGCCCCTGTATTTTGCACTGAACGGTAAACCACATCTTGTGAGAGATAATCCACCTCATAATATTCATTACCCAAAGAATCCTCAATTGAGATAATTTCACTGATATTGGAACCTCCGAGTGAAATGCTAAGAAATTTCTGGAAATCTCCGATGGTAAACTTCTCCTCGTACTCTTGACCAGAGGCTACAAGACCAACAGCTTTAATCGCATAAGAAGTGATATTTCCATTATCCTCATCGACAGTAGCAACTACTCTATCATTTTTTGGATCTGCAAAATTAATATCTTCATTCAGAGTAAAGGCAACTCCGTCAGCAGTCGATATTATGCTTCCCTTTTTTAATATTGGAATATAACTTTCATCGACTTCGCTAGTTGAAGCCCTAGATGGGATTATTATAAAAAAAGATGCCAAGCCCGATGAGACTGGAGTTCCTTTAAAATGAAACCCTAATTGCCTACCGATCCTTAAAACATTATTATATTCGATAGCCGTATCTAAAAAAGATTCGTTAACTTCATAATCGAGGTAGAAAGATAAAATGTCACCCACATAAGCCACCATATCGATCATCATTGAACCGAAACCGGCTTCACTAAAGTCCCTAAAAGTGTTGGGATAATATCGCTTCGCGTATTCTACCAAGTCGTTTTTGATAGTGTTAAAATCGCGAGATGTATATTTGATGGCTGGGTATTGTTTCTTGGTTGACATACTGTTCCTCTTTTTAAAAAATAATTAGTTAATCGCCCCATTTACAATAATAGCATCGTTCAACTCTAACGGGATAATGCGATACTCTACTTGCACATAGAGTGTGTTAGGTTCAGATGACGAATTCTGAGAAGCTGAATTAAAGACGATATCCGTTATTTCTAGGTAAGGTAAATATTTGTTAATCTGTTCTCTAATCCTGCTCGCAACTGAGTCATATATGGCGGGATTGTCGTTTTCAAAAAGAAATCTTTTAAGACCAATACCAAAATCAGGATTCATCATCTTTTCACCGGGAACCGTAAGAAGTAAGTTTTTTAAATTCTGTTTGACAAGAGTTACATAATCGCTTATCAAATCATATCCGGTGATGAGATTTCTGTTAATTGGCAGTCTTGGAGATAAATAAGGCATTAAAAATTCCCTCTGTAATAATTAGAACTTTCATTCATTTATTTCTAATAACCCCCAGACTGATTTCCAGAATCATTGGTATTATCAGTGTCGGCTGCGGTAATTCCCTCCGGTGGAGATGAGCCAGCAGTTAATTGTTTGTTGTTCGTCTTTAACAACTTTTTAAGTTGGGCGGGGGTTGTGCCGAACTCTAGTTCATGATCAATGTCACACTCTTCAGTGAGAACTTCTACCTCTAAGTTATCCTTATTGTTTTGTAATTGACTGATCCAGTCATCTATATATGCATCAAGCCAATTCACCCGACTATCATCAAGAGCCCAATAAGCCAACCCATGAGGGAGTGTTATTGGTGGTCCCCACAACCATGGGGCAAAAATTGTTGCTGGCATCAATGATAAACCAATCATCCACGTCTCAGGTTCATATAGAAATGTCTCATCAACCGGATCAAACCAGTCATTTGGGGGTTTTTGTGTCGATTCTGGTGAGTGGATTCCGAATCCGCAATCCTGTTCCGTTATTTCAAGATTGGCAATCCTCTCGGCAGATGCCGCGAATGCCTCTGCTTGGGCTTTAACAGCATTTGCTTGGCGTTGTGCATCGGCGATAATACCATTCAAGGTTTGTATAGTTCTTTGAATATTTTTAGAGATCGCAATATTAATATCAGATTGCTCCATAAATGACTTAAATATTTTTAAAGGAAACTTCAGTACAAGAGCAAGGAATGCTGCCCATGGAGGGTTAATACCGTTAGCAAATGCGTCAAGTAGATCTTTATTGCCCGTTTGACAAGCATCAGCATATTGTCCACTCCTCAAAGAGTTCAAGAAAATATACATCAAATTTTCCTTAGTTGGGGCAAACATGTTTTTGATATCTGGCAAGGACTCCAAATACATGGCTGAATAGATATTTGTTAAAGACAGCATTCGGTTTACTGGAAATACGTATTTAAACAAGAAAGAATATTCATCTGTTCGTATTAGTTGTTGTTGCAAGTCATCACGAGGGCTTGAGAGTGGAATTGTGTCTCCTGCCATGTCTTCGCTTGCCTTTCCGAACATGTACCGGAAATATCCCACCTTTTTCGTATCATCTGGTGTTTCTCTTTGTGTTCCGCATTTATTTAAAATTTCCGACACATCATTTTCCACAGAGTATCCTTGAGCCAAATTCATGTCACTTATTTTGGTAAACATGTTTGTCTCTTTTTCAACCGCAGTTAATGGAGTAACATAAATCCTTCTTTGTGTTCCGCCAGGAGTTTCCTCTATAAGTTCATATGTTTTTTCTTTTGCTGCGTTGATTCTCGCTATATCGTTACGAGGAGTCCAAAAACCCTGGGATGCGGCTGAAGTTTCAAAACCATCTGGCAGAGAAGATACATGTGAAAGCCTTACTCCGAAATAAACACTTTTAAAGAAATCCCTCAGTTGAGGATCGGAAGGTTGAACGATTGGAGGATCTTGGGTTAAAATGTTAAAATCTGTTTGTCGATTGGGCAACGTGTCTCCGCAATCTTCTTGATTGATGGATGTGGCGATAAGTTCATCGGCAGGGAGTTTTTGAGTTGGGATTGAGCCTTCGAATCGTTTTTTCATATATTGATCCCACAAGTCAATATTGACAACTCCTTTTAACATATTTTGTTCAAGACCTTGCTGGGTGACAGTTTCTTGAAAGGAGTTGTTAGTATTGATTTGACCGACTACGGGCTGGACGAGATTAATATTGCCAGCAGCATCCACTCCACGATTTTTAACAAAATCAATGTTATCTTGAATGTTTGGATCTGGTTCATGATCTTCGACCCGAATATATGGCTCTAGGATGACTCCCCCATTTTCTAAATCGAAAGTCGGAGGTACAAGCATTTCGTTTCTCGGCATCCTCCCGTTAGCAAGAAGTTCTCTTGCGGGCTCTGCCATGCATTGTCGTTGCTCCTCGGCTAATGTAAAGCGGTTGCGAATCTCAACCATTTCGGCTATCCATTCGCCATATTTTGTTATGATATTATCATAATGATGATGAGTAGTGTTCAAGGGCGATTGGTGGCGAAAGGCTTCTATTGCACTAATTGCTCGGAGCCTCAAATCAGGATCTAACGGAGCGTCGAGAATGGCACCGTTTTTCATCACTTTTAAACAGAAAGAAACTGGTTCAAAATCCGTAAGAACATCAGTAATTGACTTGTTGATCGCATCCTCTGTTTGGAACCATAGATAATCTGTTTTAAAATTTCTGTATTGTTCTCTCTCCCATTCTAAAGTTTTTATAATTGTCCGAACATCCAAATCTAACAAGCTTATATAGGGTATATCGTTCTTGTTGCAGTGATATATTGCCGATTCAACATTTTTAGTGATCTCACTATTTGTTCCTAGTGTGTAGTCTTGTTCAGTGTCTTTTCCTAACACATAATTGTGCCAATCAATCAAAAATGGGATCTGAGTCTCTGGTGTACCCACAACTGTATGAGAGTATGTTCGAGCTATTGCATCTATAATAATTGTGGAGCTATAATCTTGACCTTTAATGCTCCCACTGACCATGTCTGTATATTCTTCGGGCCAAAACCTTGCGGAGTCTTGATATTCCAATAAATCTTTAACAAGTTCAAATGCTCCCACGCCGTTTGCCCATCTATTTCTACTTCCACGCCTCGATTGATTGCGACCATTATACCGAGACATCGCCCACAACAAGCTTCCTGGTCCGATCATGTTATAGCTGCGCAAGTAATTTACACGTTTTGTTCTGTTATCCACGGTTTCACTTGTGTGTGTAGAGTCTGGATTTCCGAGAGGAAGAAAAGGATCAGCATACCACCAAGGTCTGAAGTCTTGAATTCTGACAACATACTCTCCCTGTGTGGTACGAGTGTCACCGCCGATGTTTTGCGCCACCAGGGATCGGTCACTCATATTGCGTGGATCCGATACGTTTATTGGTCCCATTGTCCAATTGGTTGCGGCTTCAATAAACCTTACGAGCCCGCCACGAATAGAGTCCCCATCACCAATCATACCCTCAATTTCGGCTTGAGAGACACCGAAAGGAAATGAACCGTTTAAGATTGTTTCGCGATCTGTGAGGGGGCTAACATCGTTCCAGTTGAGGATTGTCGTATCCAATGGAAAGCCATATTTACCGACAATTCCATTTTCGTAAGGCAAATAGAGTTCTAAGCCCACCTGCCCACCAGCATATCGAACATAAGGAAATTCGGACCAACCAAGTAAGAACCCTTCTCTAAAAGCGTTGCTGTTCGTGTCGGTGCCGCCGTTTTGTGCGGCAGATGTAACCGAGCCTGCGCCTGGTGTCCAAAGACTATTTGCGGCATCTCGGGCTTTTGATTTCAACTCGGATGCTTTGGTAAAAGATCCTAAAAGATTTCTAGCTTTTTCATTTTTAATATCTGGTGCAAAATATTCTCTAAAGAAATAACCAGAAGCTTTCTGATAAAGCATTCCCCAGACTTTACCTTTCGCGCCCGATCCGCCACGAATCAGGTTTATTCGCTTTTCAGACAAAGTACCATCTGGGCTAATGGCTGATATAATCTCGTCTGAGATAGTTGGGATTCCGGCGACTGTCTTATAGTTCCCTAGGGTTTTGTTTCTCCAAGTTTCTACGCCTGCTTCGTCTTCCACAAGTTCTGCGAATCGGATTTCATTTGGAGCCTTTACTGGTTCAACCGCTGGAATCCATTCGTCTACCAGAATACTATCGATAGAGCCATCACCCTTAAGTTTAACATGTTTTGCAAGC